GTAAATACGACAGAAGAAAAATATATAAAAATATCTGACCTTAAAGATTCTAACGGTAATCCATTTTCTATAGGACAGGCACAAACCTTCCATGAAGATAATTGGGTTACAATACTTCAAACAGCACAAAAAGAAATAAATCGTTCGTGCAACAGTAACTTAAAATTTACATCAGATTATTGGTTAAAAACTTTAAGTTTATATAATTCAATGTTTAGAATACAAGCTATGGTTAAAAATATAAAATTACATGGTGATTTGCCGATGATTGATGTTGTTTCAGGATATAAAAATATAAATGGGTTAGTTTTAGTTGACGGCAGACATAGATGCTGGGCAAATATTCTTTGCGGTAAAGATTCAATAAACGCAAAGATACAACATCGAAAAAGGTTATAATTATGTACAACATACAATTCATTGATTTTATAGATTATATTTGTTCCATGAGATCTAAGACAGATAGGCTAATAGCCTTATGTTTAATGGCTGGTATGACACAAAAAGAGACTTCTATAATTATCAAAAAAACACAACCGTATGTCTGTAATAGACTTAAAAAAATAAGAAATAATTATAAAAACGTTTAGTTATTTCGTACTTAATATGAATAGAGATAATTATTATGCAAAAAAGTATATATGATATTCCAGTAAAAAAAATTGCTTCTTTATTAACTAAAGATTTACATTTACGTGAAGATTTAAAACAGGAGATGTTGTTATATCTTTTTAAGAATAATAGATATTACGATGAAGAAATGGATAATTATGTTTTGTGGGTAGCTAAAAATAGAGCTATAGATTATTTGAGAAAATTTTATATAAACCAAATACCTTATGGTTCTATGGAAGATATAGAGACAATATTCAACAAAAACAACGATTGTTATTAGGTGTTTTTTGTGTGTTTTTCACTTTAAAAACAAACACTCATATACATGACAGATTTAATAAAAAATTTTGAGAATTATTTAGAACAAGATGAATTTAACGAAATAAACAAAAAGATTTTAATCAAGTTTTTTATTATCTTTATAGATTTTTTAAAAAATAAAAACTACAAGATAGTTTATGATCACAAAAGCAAATTTTCAACCTAAATATCAGAACCATAAATATAAAGATAAAATAATAGAACATTTTGCAAAAGATACTCCATTATCTGAAATAGCAGAATACCTTTCTGCTTTTGGAGAAGAACATAAATTATCAATACATACGCTTAGACACCATAAACAAAAATATTTGGCGAGTAAACGTGGTACAGAACAACTTGTTGAAGCTAAAACTAAATTTACTGACGCTACTGACCTTGAATATTATCTCATGGAAACTATAGTTCAATGCCGGGCCAGAAAAGAAAGTAAAAATATAAGCGGTAAAGATTTTCAATATTACGATACGCAAATGCAGTCTGCAATAAAACTTCTTGCTGATATTCGAGGTTCCGATCAAAGAGGTATGGGTATGGATGAAGTATTTCGAAAGCTTGCTGTAGGATTACAGAAAAAAAATGACGGATCAAAACCAGCTTAAACGAGAACTTATAATAAAGTTTCTGGAAACTTTCACTAAAGTTAAAGGTAAACCATTTAAACTTTATGACTACCAGAAAAGATTCATAGAAGATGAATCTACTTTTAGGATAGTCAATAAAGCTAGACAATTAGGGTTTACTTTAATTATGGGTGGTGAAGGTCTCGTTGAATCTCTTATGGATAAAAATGCTGTAATTTTGTTTTTATCTACATCGGAAAATGCGGCTAGACGTGTACTTGATTATTGTAAACAATTATTTTATTCAATCCCTGCTGGCATAAGACCAAAAACTTCAAAAAATTCTTCTACAGAGATGCAGTTTCTTGATGAAAAACGTAGACCAGCAGGTCAATTAGTCTCGTTGCCGAATAATCCAAACACATGTCGTGGATTTAACGCTACTAGAATTTATATAGACGAAGCCGCTCATTTCAAAGAAGAAGATAAGATATTTAGAGCTATACAACCGTCAATTTCTCGTGGCGGAAAGATGACAGTATCTTCATCACCATGTGGCCGTAGTAATAATTTTTATAATATATGGGCTAACGAGAAAGAATACAGTAAACATTTAATACCTTATACAGCATGTCCTGACCCAGTTTATATTAAACGTATTGAAGATATGCGTTTAACTATGGATGAATTGTCTTTTGCCCAAGAATATTGCTGTGAGTTTAGAGAAGATGCTTATGCCTATTTTCCAGAAAAAATTATTGCACCTTGTATTGATAATGAGTTAGGTCAATATTTCAATATCAAACAACGTCAAGGTTCAGTCCATATGGGTATAGACTGGGCCAAGAAAGAAGATTCTACAGCAGTTGTTGTTGGTGAACACATCAGTAAAGATAAACTTTTTGTAGTTAGACGTATAGAATTATACAAAAAAATTCCTTATGAAAAACAGCTTAATCAAATATATGAAATTTGTAGAGAACTGGAAGTTGAAAAGATATTCTGCGATCAAACTGGTGTTGGCGAAAAGTTATATGAAGATTTAGTCAATAATTCTGGTGTCTTGGTTGAAGGTATAAATTTTACATTGCCTACAAAAGAACTTTTAATAACTAATCTTAGAATTATGTTTGAAGGTGAATCTATAAGGATACCTAGACATAAACAACTTATAAAACAATTAAGAAGTCTTGAAAGGACTTATACAGAACAAGGACATGTTAGATTTAGACACGTAAGTAATGAACACGATGATGCGATTTGGGGACTCGCTATGGCAGCTTCGGAGTTCAAACGAAAAGATAGAGATTTTATATATAAATTAGGTGCTAAACGAGAATCTCAACAACTTTACGATAAAGATGAAAATGAAAATATGGCAAAAATTAGAAAACTGTTTTAGGAGGACATAGTGGGTTTTTTAGATAAATTTAAAAAAAGCAAACCAGATGTTATTAGATATTCAGACGGTGTTGAAGTTAGAGAAAAACCTACTATTAAAGAATATGGTACTCAAGGTAATCTTACTACAAACTGGAATAAATTTCTAGGATTAACCGAGTTATCGAATCCCGATGAAATAGGTATATCTGTATATAAAGAAATGCTGAAAGACGCAGAAGTACGAGTAGGATTTAATTTTATACGTAACTGCATACTATCACGTAACTGGAAAGTATCTTATCCTGAAAAATCTTCCAATAAAGATAATAGTAAAATACTAGAATTTATTAGATTTGCTTTTGGGAACATAGACGAAAATTCTCAATTTGAAAAATCTATAGGTAAACTTTTATATGCAATACCTTATGGATTTTCTATTATAGAAATTGTTTGGAAGATTATAAAAGAAGGTAAATTTTCCGGAAAAATAGGTATAAAAAAACTTAAAGATTTAGACCCTGAAAACATATTTTTTGAGACCAGTAAGTACGGAGATATAGAAAAAATTGTGCAAAAAATTGGTGATGATAAAGATATTTCTATACCACTTGAAAAAGCTATTGTTTATACCTTAGACAAAGAGTTTGGTAACCATTATGGCGTGTCAAGATTAAGGTCTATATATAAAAACTGGTTTATTAAAAAAGTTGTTATAAAGTTCTGGAATATAGCATTAGAACGATTTGGCATGCCTATTCTTGTTGGAACAGTCCCGTCTAAAAATGATTTAGATAAAATGCTTACATTACTTGATAATGTTCAGACAAGGTCTTCAGTAGCTAAAACAGAAGGATGGACTGTAGAAGCTTTAGAAACTGGCGTAGGAAGATCAGCAGGCGGCGATTATAAAAACGCGTTAGAATATCACAATTCTCAAATTTTAAGAGGACTTTTAGTCCCGCCATTACTTATATCTGGTATAGGTGGTAGTGGTAGTTATGCTTTATCAAACACCCAATTTGGATTGTTTCAGACAATGCTTAAAAGCATTGAAATAGATTTAGGGAATATAGTCGAATCTAAAATTATAAAACCTTTAGTTATTTACAATTATGGCATACAAGATATTTATCCACAATTTGTTTTTGAGCCTATGACAAAAGAAGATTTGCTTAATTTAAGTAAAGTGTTTGCTTTGCTTGTTAAGAACGGTGTTGTTGGAAATGACGAACAATGGATGAGAGATATGATGGGCGTTCCTCATAGAGATGTCGCTGAAATTACACGAGACACTATCAAAGATAAGACTAAAGATAAGGGCGAAGGCAAGACAATACCGATACCTGCACAGAGAATAGAACAAACTCATATAGATAAAACTAAAGGTGCACAACAAGTTAAAGTCGGGAAAACTCCAACCACAGGCGGCAAACGGTCAGGAGTTGCAGGAGGAATAAAGACACCAGTATGACGAAAAATATATTTAAAGATTTAGGAACTTATTATGTCGAATGGTTACAAGAAGATAGACCTTTAATAGATTTATCGATAGACGATATTTATTGTAAACACGAAAGTAATTACATTAAATATCATAATAACTATCGGAATCAATTAATAGATTTACTATACAATGTTGAAAATGAAAGATTTTTAATCGAACGAGAACGTAACAACCGTCTTGTAAAGATACTTAATGAAACTGGTAAACTTTATCCTATAGCTGTTTTTGATTACGAAAAAGGTTTCATGTGTGTAGACGGACATCACAGAATAATGGCACATTTAACCTTAAAATATGATTATATTCCTGCCATAATATATAAAGATTGCCATGAAGCAGGTCTAGCAAAAGCTAATGCTATCAATACAGATTATTATAGGGATCTAATGGAAATCGACAAACAAATTCATAAGGAGAAATAGAATGCTTAGGAAGTTAAATTATGCTGAAAAGGATAATAAAAAATTAGTAGATGATACCGTTCATGTAACTTTTAGTATGGATAAAAAAAACATTAAAGATATAGAGACTGAAGAAGTTGATGACGGTCTTTTGCTGAAATCGATACCAGTATTTAAGGCAGGAAAACATCGAGGTACTGAATATACAGAAAAATATATAGATAATGTATTAATAAATCAATTCGATGTCAAAGAAAATGTTCCGGTACAGGCAGATCATTCTGAAAGTTATCAAGATACTTTAGGCTATGTCAAAAAACTTGTTCGTAAAGGAACAATGCTATATGCAGATATGCTTTTACTTGCGGATAACGCTATAAGCAGATGGAAACGTGGACTTATGAAAAAATGGTCGGTAGGAATGTATTGGGACGGCAGAGGATTAAGAGAAATATCTGCTGTAGCGTTTCCTTATATTAAGGAAGCATCTGTTCTTTCAGAAACAGAAGATTTATCTGTAGGATTGAAAACTGTAAATATTGAATCTGAAAATTTACCTGACGATATTGAAGGTAAGAATGGAATCATAAAATATGATGAAAAAGAAGAAAAATATTATTTAGAAATATTAAATGATAGTTCTAATGATTGTAGTATATGGACAATAACATATATAGACTCACTTCCTGACTCGGCTTTCGCACTTGTTAAAAATCCAGTCCAAGACAAGTCACGAGACAGAGCGTTACCCTATAGAGACAAAGAAGGAAATATTGATAAAACTCACGTTATAAATGCGTTAGTAAAAATCAATGACGTGAAAGGATTTTCACAAGAACAAATAGCGAAAGCTAAAACTACTTTAGATAATATCGTAAAAAATGGAGATATTAAAGTAAATACGGAAGAAGGAGATATAGATATGGACGAAACAAAATTGAATGAACTTGCTGAATTGAAAGCAAAAGAAATGCTAAAAGAGGCTTCTGAAAAAGAAGAAAAACTTAGTGAAGAGATTAAAGTTAAAGATGAAAAATTAGCTGAAACTTTAAAAGAAAAAAAAGCTCTTGAACAGAAACTTGATTTGTCTGAAGTCAGAGAGACCGTAGCTACACTTAAATCCGAAGGTAAAATTACTCCGGCAGAAGAAGAGAGTGTAGTAGATTTCATGGCAGGTCTTTCTAAAGATCAGAGAGTTAAATATTCAGAAATGTTAAAAAAATCTGATTCTAAGGTTAATTTAGATGAATCTGGTAAACAGAAATCTGAAAAGCAGGAAAAGGATGAATTTAAAATGGATTTCGATGAAATGGAAGTTGAAGAAGTTGAAAGAGTAATCGAAAAATACGCAGAAAAAAAAGGTATTCCTGTAAATGATGCCCGTGACATCTTTTATGAGAAGAACTCTGCGAAAAAATAAGACGTTAGTCTTAAAATACAATTGGGAAACCAATTATAAATAAATGTAGGAGAAAGATATGGCTTTAACAGAAACATATGCTGGAAACATAATTGTAACACCAGGTTTTCTTGAATTCTCCGCTAAAGCTTCAGGTGCTTTGAACGAAGGTAGAGTTGTACAACTTAATACCGCCGTTACTAATCTTGAAGAAGGTGTTCCTTGTGTACAGCAAGCAGTGGTAAACTCTGCTGTTCCTATAGGATATGTAGATTCAGATTGGGAAGCAAATGACATGTGTATAGTTTATACAGGTGGAATTGCACGCCTTGAAGATAGCGGAACTGGAATAACTGTTAGTCAGCGAGTAATGTGTGACGCTGATGGAAAAATAAAAACATACGCATCAGGTACGACTGGTGCAACCGTAGGTATTGCGTTAGAAACTATTACCGCATCTGCTTTTGGGCAGATACTAGTTAATATTTCGCATAATACTGATGTAGCCTAAAGGATGGTGATATAAAATGATTAGTTATGAAATACAAGCAGATCTTCACCCGAAGAAACTTACTGGTATTGCCATCAAAAAAACACAGGGCATACTTTTTGCACCTGATTTTTTACCTGAACGTCTATTCCCAGAATGGTCTGGTTACTATAAATCATATGGTAATGTAGCGTTTGGTCAGATGGCTCCTGAAGTTGGAGAAGGCGGAAGAGATAGACTCTTAAATACTGATTATACGGAAAGTTCTTTCACGATGAAAGAATATCGTATTGGCGGTAGAATTTCAGAGAGAGCGATTAAGTTCTTAATGAATAAAAATTCTACAGTTGCAGTTTCCTCTGGTAGACAACTTGTAACTGATGAAATCGAGTTTTTAGCAGATACACTTGCTCTTAGAGAAGAGTATCAGATATTGGACTCAATAACAAGTAATGCTCCATCTGGCAATAAAGTTACTGCCAGTTTTGATTGGAGTGGAACTCAATCAACACCGTTATCAGACTTACGTAATGCTTGTAAGAATATTCTTACCAATCAGCATACGCAAGGCGATACGCTTATTATAAGTCCTGATACGGAACTTAACTTGATGAATCACGCAGATATTAAAGATATATACAAATATTCTGGAAATACTACAAATCTAACTGCCAAGATTGCGGCAGGTAGAAGTAGAGCTATACCGAATATAGCAGGATTAGATGTATATGTTTCGGACGCTGTGAAAACAGCTAATACTGCGGCAGGGATTCTGTCTGGTGCAACCGAAACGGCTCTTATAGGCGATGACTATGCTATCGTTTGTAAAAGAGGTACGACTTTAGGTTACACGTATGTAGCAGAACCGCTTGAAGTTAGGCGTTGGGCTGAAGAAGAAACTCGTACTGTAAGAGTACAATTGTTCAAAACATTCGTTCCTGTAGTTTTCAGGGCGAATCAGATTGCTACAGTTGTGTCAATATAGTATGTAACTAAAATTCGTGTGGGGAGTAATGATTTGTAATTATTGCTCCCCATACAAACTAAAGGAGAATTATGGGACAGATAGACACAAAGAAATTGAGTGTATTAGAGTTAAAATCTTTAATACTAGATGAGCAGGACAAAGTAGAAATATCTAGTAGAAATGTACAAATTTTAAGAAACGAACTTTATGGCAGAACACCAGTAGCTAATATGGTCGAACAGGTAGAGACTATTGATAATGTAGAAAAAGTTTGTGTTCCTGAAGAAGTTAAAGCAGAAGAAGTTAAAGAGGAAAAAGCATAAGAAGCAATTCCAGCAAAAGAAAATAAATAAGGAAATTATATATGAAGTGTCCATATGACGGTAGTAATCTTTATAAATTAGGTATAAGTTTGGTGTGTCCAAGATGTGATTATAAAGTAATACAACCTAATAAAAAATGGATTCCTGAACTTCATTTAAAAAAATCTTTTCCTTCAGATTACGATTGGAGTTTGTTTACAACAACCAATACAACAATATCAGGCGGAACAGCTACAATCTCTACAGGAGAAACACAAGCTACATTAGTAAGTCCGCAATTCACAAATTTGACACGCTCAAATACGCAATTAAGAGATTTTACTAAAATAAAGATAGAAGAAACTAGCGGTTCATTAAATGACGGAAAAATATCGTTAGATGCGTCTAATGATGGTGGCACGACTTGGATTAGGATTAAAGATAATGGTCATATTTACGACCTTAATTATGGAAATGAAGATGCTGGTGGTGGAACTAAACAGACAAAATATAATGATTTAAGAATACGCATAATACTTAAACGTCAAGCTGTTTCAGATACATCACCATCAATTTCATTATTTAAAATTTCATTTAACCAAATACCAGACGATGGTAGAAGGACTTATTAATGACGGGCAAATTCAAACAAACAGTTTTTTATGGAGCTAACGATAAGAAAATTACTCCAAAAGGTCTTGAGGAAAAAGAGATAACAGAAATAATAGAAAACTCTTATTTTTTTGGACAATTTATGGCTTACTACATGGTATTACTATTAGCAAAAAAAGTAGGTGTTGAGCAGACATTAAAATTTGCTGACCAGAAATTTAAAGATATAGGATTAGCAAATCAAGAGTTTATTGTTCAGGCAGAGAAATCAGAAAAAAATATTAAACAATATTATACTGATACCATGGAGGGTAGGACAGCAAATATAAAATAAGGGGTATTAATGGTTGATGAAAAAAGTAATGGCAATAAGTTAAATGTAGAATGGTTTAGAATTATAACACCAGTTATAGTTACATTAAATCTGTTCATGTTAAGTAGCATAAATTCAAGGGTAATAGATATTAATCAAAAACTTTTTCATCATCTGACTAATGCTGAACTACACTATCCAAGGTCTATTGTAGTAACTCAATCAGAATTCATAGAACATAAAAGATCAATTTACTTAACTATGACTAATATGGAAAAAAATTTAGATAGATTTGAAAAAAATATAAAAGATTACATTTCTAGGGCAGTTAATAAATAATTTAAGTCCCCAGACGTAAGTAGTGCCCGCTTGCGACCTAATGCTAGCAAAAGGTTTTTCTGGGGACTATTAAATAGGAGAATTATGGAAAACATAGAAATGCTTCAGCAAGAA